AACCATCAATTGAAGACCCAAGAATTGTTAGAGAACAATCACAAATTGTCGCAACTTATGAATATGATAAAATTAAAAAGAAAAGAAGACCTAAAACTAAATTCTCAAAACGAACATTAGATTTTAAAAATCAGACAACAAAGGTAATAGAAAAACAAATGAGAAAACAACAAGAATTAAAAAATGGTGGTAGTTCTACAATAAAAAATATTGATAATAAGTATATAGCACAACTATTATGAATACCTGTGGTATAATGAATGATTTTATAATAAAATTATTAGAATTAAAGAATTTAATTCAAATACTTCATTGGACAACATCTAGTTATTCAAAACATAAGGCGACTGATAAATTAATTGAAAGTTTACAAAGTTTAATTGATAAATTTACTGAAGTAGCAATTGGTAAAAATGTAATAAATAAAAAAGAATTAAGAAAATATTATTTAAAATATAAATTTTTAAATAATAAATCAAATAATAATACGAATGAATATATTGAAAACTTCGTTGATAAATTAATTGATAATATAAATGAAATTAGAAACTTAATTGATGATGCTAATTATACAGATCTATTAAATATATTGGATGAAATTTTAGCAGAATTAAATCAATTCAAATATTTATTAAGTTTTCATTAAATATTTTCTGCCAATCTATACATTTCCAAATATTTTCAAAATATTTAGCACGATCATTTTGTGTATCTAAATAATAAGCGTGTTCCCATATATCTATTACAAACAAAGGTTTATAATATTTATATTTAAATAATGTTTCATCATCGTGTGTATCAACAATTACTAATTTTTTATGAATGCCATTATTATAAATTGCTACCCATACCCATCCATTACTAAAATGATTAAGAATTTTGTTTTTGATTTGGTCTTTGAAATCAAATACAGAACCAAATTGTGAATTAATGAGTTCAATAAATTGTTGTGGCATTTTTACATCTTTTTTAAGATATTGAAAGAAAAACCAATGATTATATACTTGGTTAGCATTTTGAAGAATTTTTATATTATCTACATTTTTTGATGTAATAATTTGGTCTAAAGTCATTTTTTCATATGGTGTGTCTTTAATTAATCCTTCTAATTTTCTAATATATCCTTGATAATGTTTATCAAAATGAAAATGCATTGTTTTACGACTAATATATGGTTCTAATTTTTCATAATTCATTATTTAAAATTGATTATATATATTTTATGTGATAATAATTTATTAATAAAATGGATAATTGTGATTTCTACTTATATGATAAAAAAAACAAAGTAGAGAGACAATGTCGTTTTAAAGTTTGTTTAAAAAATACAATAGAAAATGATACATTACATTTTTGTTCTAAACATTTTAAAGAAATTAATAAAATAAATATTGGAAAAAATAAAAACGATAATATGTCATATAATAATGAAGAACAAAAATCAATATATTTAATTAAAAAAATATTAATTCCATTTTTACATAAAAATGAATTTATTAATAATCCTTATAAAATATCATTTTTAAAATTAATTGATAAATTATATCCTGAATATATAAATGAAGAGGAAACATTTATTAAAAGTATAGATTTATATGAAAAATTTATTCAAAATAATATTGATATATTAACATTATATAATAAAATAATATATTATAATGTGAGTATTTGTATTTGTTATAAATTTTATGAATCAGAAGATACCGATTTTAAAAAAGATAAAATTAGTAAATTTCATTTTAATTATAACAAAATATTTAGCAAACATTGTAATATATCCGTCCAAGTATTTAATGAATTTGAAATCGAATTTTTAAAAAAAATAGATTATAATATATATAGTATTAATATTCTAACAAATTAATGAAAGTAAAATTTATTATGACACTCATATATATATCAATTATTATTGGTGTAATATTATTATTTACAGGATTATTAGTGAATAAAAGTGTATACGAACATTTAATAGAAAAAGTTCATATCTTTGATATCGCAAATTTGTTTTTACAAATTGGAATAGTATTAACAGCGATTGTATTGATATTACACGCAAATCACGTTGTTGATACAATAAATCTACATTAAAAAGCATAGGTTTTTAATGTAGATTTATTCTAGATTTATTACAATTAACGCCGAAGGCGTTAATTGTTAAATAATATACAATAAATCTACATTGATAGCATAGCTATTAATGTAATTTATTCTAGATATCTAGTATAAACGTTTTTGGCGTTTATACTAAAAATATACAATAAATCTACATTAAAAACCATAGATTTTTAATATAATCTAATAATTTACAATTATTTTAACATTAATTATTTAATAACCTAATTAATTAATATAAATATGATAGAATATATTATTGAGGATTATTTCTCATTAAGTTTGACATCACATCCAAATTATCCTTTAAATGATGAACATTATGAATTTTATTGTAAAATATTGCCGAAATATTTAATTAATGATAATATTTATACAGATAATTTTTTATTATTTTATAAAGACCCATTAATTATGGGTATAGATATTTTATATTATTATTGTGCTTATTATAATAATGAAATATTATTAGAAAAAATTATTAAATTTTATCATTATATTATTCCATCATTTGGTAATTCTAATATTTATAATCCAATACAATTTTGTGTTAAAAATGGTTTTCTAAACATTTTTAATATATTTTATAAACATTTTAATCAATATGATTTTTTACAAAATATTAATACAGATTGTATGAAAATTTGTATTACCAATGGACATTTAGAAATGATTAAAACTTTGAATGATATTTATAAATTAAAATTTATTAATAATGAATTGTTATATTATTATTTATCTAGTAGGAACTTTGAAGTAATTAAATATATACTTGAATTTTATTCATTCCAAGAAGTATATGAATTTCTTTCTGATAACAAATTATTTTTTAATCGTTGTATGATTAATAATTATAGAATAATAGAACATTATATTAATTTTCAATATCCATTATTTATTGATGATGTTTCACTTAGTTTAATGTATCATTATATGATAGTAAAACCACTTGATGTTAATAAAAATTATAATTTAGAATATGAACTATTTTTATTTAAAAAGATTTTAAATCATTTTAAAGATTTATATCAAAATAATTTTATTGAATATTATAATTATATAATCAAATTTTTTAAAAATCATTTTTACATTGATAGTCATATTAGTATTTTTAATACATCCATTACAAATATACATCAAATACTTTTTGATATCTTATTAGAAAATCAATGTCAAAGTGATAACTTTGAAAACATTGCCAATTCATATGATAAATATGATTTATTAAAAAATAATGAATTTTTTAAATTATATTTTAAACAATTAATTATATATAAAAAATATCAATTATTATTTTATTACATTGATAAATATGAAAATGTTAAAAAATTATTTACAGAACATTATTATTATCGTTTATTGTATGAACTTAATGATTTTCATTTAAATATTATCTGTAATGATACTTTGTGTATTAAAAAAATAAAAAATACAAATGAAGAATGTATTATATTAAGTTTAGTGCCAAATAATAATGAAGAATATTTAAAATGTAATTATTCACATATTATTAATAAAAATTGTTATAATGAATATTTACAAACAAATAACAAAGTATATGATAAGTGTTTATATTGTGGAAATGAATTGAAAAAAAAAATTTACATACAAATTAGTAAAATAAATTAAATCCACCTATGGTGGATTTAATTTATTTTATTTTTATATAAATAAATTAAATCCACCTTTGGTGGATTTAATTTATTTTATTTTTATATAATATGAGTAATCTTAAATACATAGTCAATAAAGAAATTATTGAATCAAAAAAAATATGTATAATAGGTTGTGGTATATCAGGTATTTATACCGCTTTGCGTTTAATTCAAAGATATCCAAATTATAGAATAGATTTATATGACAAAAATGATTATATTGGAGGTCGTTGTATGACTATTAAATGGCATAATCGTTATATAAATTTAGGAGCAGGTATTTTTACACCTTCGCATACACATTTATTAGAGTTATTGAAAGAATTAGAGATACCAATTAATAGTTTTGAAACTACTTTTCATATGGGAAATAAAAATAATAATGGATTATATACTGATGATACATTATTTGATATCAAATTATTTAATCAACAAAAAGAATATGTTTTAAATTCATTACAAACTAAATATCAAAAATTAAATTTACCAAATTTAGAATTACAAAATATGTCAGTGAAACAATTTATTCAAAAATATTTTGACAATAAAATTTGGAAATGGATATACCATTATTCTTTTTTCCACGATTATTTAGAAATGAATTTATATGAAATGTTGCCACAATTATTAAAAGGTGAATTATTTTATAATCAAGAACCATATTCAGCACATTCTATAAAATTAGGTGGTTGGCAAGTATTAATTGATAAAATCACTTTAATTTTACAACAAAATAATAATATCCAATTTTATTTAAATTCTTTAGTTAAAGAAATATTATACGATATTGATAAAAAAACATTTACTATAGACATTGAACATACAAAAATAGAATATGATAAAGTATATGTATGTGGTGACTTTGATGTTCGTAAAATAGATTATAAAGAAATAGATGTATCATTTTTAAATGTAATCCAAAGTGTTCCTTTATTGCGTATTTATGGTTATTCTGATAAAGAATTATTTAGTAAAAATAGTTATTTTGTTCCAAATGATCGTAAAGTAATTGGTATTAATTCTCATATACAAATGATTTGTTACAAAGATAGTGAAAAAGTTATTGAACATTTACATCAATATAAAAGTTTAATCAGCGAACAAGAAAAAAAATTATATGATGATACAATTACTAAATATTGGGAACACGGAGTTCATATCAGACTTCCATTTACACAATATGACCCATTAGTAAAAGATACCAAAGGAAATAATATTGAAATGTATTTTTTGGGAGAAATGATGTCAGATGTATTGGGATTTGTAGAAGGAGCAATTAGAAGTGTAAATTATCATTTTGAGATATATTAATTAAAATAAATAAAAATAAATATCCAAATAATAAAAATTTAAATAGTAACAAATTGTTATCATTATTGATAACAATTTGATAATCATTTCTAGCAATAAATTTTGTAATATGAGTTTTACGACAAGTTGGACAAGAATAATATATATGTTTTTGTGAATGTTTTATCCAATCTTTGATACATTTTAAATGAAAACAATGTCCACAATTGAGTGTTTTTTTATTATAAATCGTAATTTGTTCGTGACAAATAACACAATCCATTATATATTAATATTTAAATTTTCAATACATTCATTATTCAATTTTTTTTTAATTTTAAAATTCATTTCATATATATAATCATTCTTTTCTAATTCATAAAATTTGTTATATTGTTTTATTAATTCAATACAAATACATTTAAAAGCAAAATATTTTGAATATCCTATGTTTTTTCCTTTAAATAAATGTATTCCAATCTTATGTAACTTACTAATTGGATTTTTTATTGACTTTAATTTTTTACATTTTTTATTACCCATTTCTAATCTATCAAATTGATGAATTAATTCATTTATTTTCATTTTTATTATATAATGAAATTTTTATTTGTAGATATTACAAATTATGTATTTATAGTATTTATTTTAATATTTTTTATTGGAATTGTTTTAAATACTATAATTATTAATAATAAAAAACAATTAATTGAACAACAAATACAATCAATGCGTTATTCAGAAGATTATTGTCCAAAAACAAAGTATAATATTATTAGTAATCAAAATGATAATGATATACGAAAAATAAAATTTGAAAATTTTGAAAACGCAAAGATTGAAAATTTAATTTATGAAACTACAAATTATTATAGAGAATTAGATGATCCTAATTATTCACCAAATATATTAAATAGAATTCAAGAACAAAATCCAGTGAATATATTTAGAAATAATGATATTGCAAAATGGGATATTAAAATGTCATCCAATAATTAGTTTGACTTAACGACGCTGTTGAATTATCTTTTTCGATTTTGTAAATAGTATATTTATGTGTATCTAAATAAGGAATGGCATCAACTTGTGGGTCTAAAATTGTGTGTAATATATTAGATGAATTAAAATTAACATAAATAGTAATACCTGCTAAAGTTAAATTTTTTATTTGAAACCAGTCACCAATTCCATTACAATAATAATTAACATTATTAAAATTAATATTCATTGAATCACCAGCAGTAATTCCAGTAGTTCCTAATGTAAAAGTATTAATACAACCATAATTACAAACACTATTGAGATCAATGAACCAATTTAGATCACTTATATTAAGTAATTCATTGTCACAAATTTTATTAAATACATAAATTGCTTTACCACATTTATCTTGTAATTTAGGAACATTAGGTGGATTATTTGGACAATTTAGAACATTTAAAGTGCAAGGATTGATACATTGATTATAAAGATTTTTAATATGAGTGTTACAAGATTTATTACAAGTTGGATAACGATTTTCATTACAATCATTAGATTTAACAATATGATATGACATTATAGGTTTATATATATAAATATAAAATTTTTATTTTAAAAATACAAATTATATATTATATATTGTATATACGGCTACGGCGTCTAGATAATTAAAATATACGCCGTAGGCGTATATTTTAATTGTATATACGCCGTAGGCGTTTAGATAATTAAAATAAAAAAATGAATTTTTTTATTTTAATTGTATTTACTTATATGTTATACACATTTGGATGTAATGAATAATAAAATTGTATTAATTCGAATACCCAAAATCTAGGAAATGCTGAGTTAAATGTGTATGTAATAGATTTTTTTTTATAACTTTCATCCATAGATGTTTTACTATAAAAAGGTGTTTTTGGATAAAATTTAATTTGTGTATTATTTGGATTTTGAATGATATCAAATGTTATATTATCGAAACAAGATAATATACATATAAAAATATTTGTAAATTTTAATTCATGAGAAAATTCAGATTTAGAATAACAACTTTGTAAATAAAGGATATTATGTATAAAATATCTTGATTCATTTAATTCATTCAATAAATGTGTCACAACAATTTTTTGAAATAATAATGGCACTTCATCTTTCATTTGATTTATATTTATAATATTAAAATCAAATTTGGAACTTGTTTCATCATAATTTTGTCTAATAAATCGCATCATATTTTTTTGAATTGGTATTTCTTGATTTAAATATCGATAAATAAAATATAAAGGGTTTTTATTATTTTGTTTGTAATAATCTTGATATTGACTATCAGTTAATTGTTTTTTATGAAATAAAAATTTACTAAATGGTTCTAAATGATTTGAATTAAAATATGTATCTGTGTTTAACATTCTAATTTGTGGTCTTTGTTCTAATAAAAATTCTAATTTTCTTTTAATTCTTTTTTCATTCTTATTTAATATATCTTTATTCCATAAACTTTCAGTATAATAATATTGACGCAATAAAATAGTGTCACGAAGTATATTAAATGTTGTATCTAATGCTAATTTTTCTTTCATATGTTTTGTTAATACA